AGAACAGTTAAAAAAGGGTACATGGTTCCTTCTGGCACGTAACAGAAAGTATTTAGCATATTATGAGCACCAACTAAACCGTCTAGGTATTGTTTATGAATCAGACACAGGTAACGGTGCGTTCTCACCTGAGTTAGCTGAATGTGTTATAGGTTGGGCTGACATGTTAGATGGTTTTGATATTTCAGTTAAATTAGTTAAACGAGTTTACAGTAAATACTTAAAGGGTCCATCTGTTGCTTATGGCTTTAAGAAAGTAGTCGCACGGTTAGATGATCAGGAGTACGTCGATAAAGCCACGTTAACAGGGGAATACGGGCTTCAAAACTTAAAGCCATGGCATGAGTCCTTTAGCTTACCAGAAAGCCTTATAGAGCCTCTAAAGCACATGGAAGCAACAGGAGAACTCAAACACAGACCTCGAATTAGAATAGCTACCATCCACAGTGTAAAAGGTAAAGAAGCAGACAACGTACTTCTTTTACCTGATATGACATCACTAACACATAACTCATACAATAAAGATGCAGATTCCGAACATCGGGTGTTTTATGTAGGTGCTACTAGAGCAAGAAAACACCTATATTTACACAAACCACTAACAGATATGTTCTATCCTTTATAATTAAAAACTACCAAACCAACCAAGCACTTACCACCCCTCTGGTAGAAGAAGAGGAGATATAGGGTTATCAACGACTTACACAATATTTACCAATTTACCAGACCAAAGCACTAGACAAACTACTATGGGTAAGTTAGTAGCTTGGTAGGGTAATTCGGTAAAAATTACATAAGTCGTTGATAACTGTAATTGTTTTATATTCTACCAAGATCTCAAAAAGTGCTGGTAGATTTGGTAGATTTCCCTTAATTTGACCGCAATATCGTGAAATTACCCTTAAATTACCACTAAATTAACTATGATTACCACTAAATTAAAACCAATGGAGCATCAGCTCCAAGCCTACGACCGATTTATTAACAAAGACTACGGTGCTTTGTTCTGTGAAATGGGCACAGGTAAGACGAAAATCATACTAGACATCATTCAAAATGGAGTTGAAAGTAACATTCTTGTTATTGCTCCAAATGGACTGCACTTAAACTGGTATCATTCTGAAATACCTAAACATCTAGATATTGACCACGCTTGCTATTGTTGGAAAGGAACCCCGACTTCTAAGAAAGCAAAACAAGAGCTTAGCGATTTCATGGACCGTGAGAGCCCCTACAAGTTCTTTCTGGTTAATGTTGAGGCCCTGAGGTCCCTTTCAGGCTACAAGCCCGTAGAAGCCTTCCTGAAGGCAAAGAGACACTCTCACATCATTATCGACGAATCTACCTGTATCAAAAACCCTAAAGCTGCTCAAACACGAGCCTGTCTTAAATTGTCTAAAATGGCAGACAAACGATGGATCCTAAACGGTACACCTATTACACAGGGTCCCTTAGACCTATTTTCCCAGTGTAAATTCCTGTCACCAGACTCCATACCTTACTCTTCCTACACAGCTTTTAAGTCACAGTTTGCTGTAGAAACAACAATAACCATGCAAAACAGGTCTTTTAGAAAGATTACAGGGTATCGTCAGCTTGAACGACTAACTAAAGAAATAGAGCCATTTTCACTAAAACTTGACAAAAAGGATTGCTTAGACCTACCAGACAAGACTTTCATCGAGCAGCATGTTGACATGACCAAAGAACAAAGTCGTGCCTACACTGACATGAAAGATCTGTGTATGGCTCAACTTGCTAGTGGTGAGATTATAACAACCACTCAAGCATTGACCAAGCTACTAAAGCTACATCAGATCTTAACAGGATTTATTATTGATGACGAAGGTACAACTATCGAGTTGCCTAATAACCGTATCCCTCGCTTGCTACAAATCGCTGAAACCAAGAAACCTTTAGTTATCTTTTGCGCATACCGTTACAACGTCTTACAAGTCAGTAAAGCTCTCTCAGAGGCTTACGGCAAGAACAAGGTTGTTACCTACTACGGGGACACCAGTCAGGACAACAGAACAGGTGCAGTGACACGCTTCCAGAATGGCGAAGCCGACTTCTTCATCGGTACATCGGCAGCAGCCAAGGGACTTACACTTCACAGAGCAGACACTACTGTTTACTACAGTAATAACTACTCTTTGGAAACAAGGCTACAAAGTCAGGATCGAATCCACCGTATTGGTCAAACTAACCGCTGTACCTACATCGACCTAATCACACCTAATACTATCGACCAAATGATCCTAGCGGCCCTTGAAGCCAAGAAAGACCTAGCAACATCTGTCCTACAAGACTTAACAGAAATACTAAAATCATGAACGACCCAGTAAACAATCCAAAACATTACACTGAGCACCCATCAGGTATTGAGTGCATCCAAATAACAGAGCACATGGGCTTCTGCTTAGGCAACGCTATAAAATACATCTGGCGAGCTGACCTAAAGAACGACAGTATCGAAGACCTCAAGAAAGCTTATTGGTATATTAACAGAGAAATTGAACTCCGTAGCATAGCTGATAGCAAGATACCCTTTTAACTAATATCGTTAAAATCTCGTTTGATAAACAGTGAGATGTCATAGATATCTATAGAATCTCCACTACCTGATGTATCAATGTAAATCTTACATCCATTAAGCATAAATGCCGCTAAAGCTGCAATAGGAAATCCAATACTAAACGAAGATGCACCAGTTTTAGCAAAAGTTATTGTACGAGAAACCACAGGTAAAGCAACTCCACCATCGCCAATATCAAAAACTAATTCAGCATAATCAGAAGCTGTTGTTGGATCTGCTTTAAAGTCTAAGCGTACATCATATGCATCACCCAACTCATCTGCTATAATCTTATTAGATGTAGTGTTCCATAGTTCAGTAACACCTGTAGGTAAATAAGCTGTAGTAGTCCCCACACCCAATCCGTTAATTGTAATTTGAGTATTGGCGTTACTACTCATCAATGGAGCCCCTGCATTATACTGAGAGTCTTCATAGATAGCCCAACCGATCTTTGATCGGAGTGTGTTAATCGTAAAGTCGTATATAGCATTAGAATTAACTAAATGCGTAGCTCCGTCTGTTACAGCGGCTCCAGTGTCCCGAGCATCTAACTGAGACTCAATAGCACTGTACACGGCAGTACCTTGTACCAGTTTCGTAGATCCATTGGACACTGGGTCCGCTGTGTCATGGGCTGCGTTAACTGCATCCCTTACTTGATTTGAATCAAGAGCAATTTTGTAAGTAGCATTGACCGCAGTGTTAACTTGCGAGCCAGTGAGAGTAAGATTATATGGATCAGGCATAATTATTGTTTAAGGTGATGTTATTTAGCTACCCAGCCAGTGTTGCCAGTGCCAGATTCTTTGACGTAAAGGGCAGTGCCTGCACCGCCGTCAACTCGACGATAAGTAGACCCGACTGGTGCGGTTACAATTCCCTCTGGAGTACCGCTACCCGTTTTATCAATGGGAAACCCTGCGCTATAAATAACAGTGCCGATATCTATAGATGAAACATACGTGCGAGCCTGTATCTGAATTGGGTTGTTTACTAGGTTGTTGCTGGATCCTATCCAAATGTTACCTTCTTGGTTTTTGTCGTAGACAATACCTTGAGATTGAGTAGAACCAACTCGATTGCCACAAATATTCCCAGATAAATTTATAGTGCCAGTGGTTAATTTGACAACAATACCAGATTCATATGGGCCGACACTTTGCTGATTGTTGTCGTTGCAAACATTGCCAATGACATCTACATTTGAACCGTCCAGAAAAATGCCAAGACCAGCGGAAGCGCAACCAGAGCAAACGTTATTACTTACAACAGAATCACTTATCTTTGGTAAATCAATACCAATTCCATCGGGTCTAGCACTACCGACCACTTTTACTGCAGTCCTCGCTACGTTATCTGAAATAATCAACCGAGAACTGATACCAGCACCGCCGCTGTAAATAAGAGCGTAGCAGTTTTCATCTGCGTGAACATTACCAGTGATGCGAGAGTCCCTAAAAGAGCCAAAGCTGATGCAATCAAGGCCAATAGAATAAAACTTATTGTTAGTGATTGTGATGCTGTCATGGGTACTTGTTCCTCCACCAAAAGCAATGGCTTGCTTGGCGTCAGCGCCAGCAACACCAGTACTAAAGCCTATGGTGTTAAACGTGCAGTCA